TTCAAACGTCACAACTTCTCATATGCTTCTTTCGACTGATACGAGTACGTTAGGACCTCTTATTCGATTACAGAATAGGGACCCTGGTGGTACAATCAGATACTCGATGCTAAAGGGCGACCAGGGTTCTTTACAATTCATCACGGCCACGGCGACTCAGAGAACGGCCGTGTACCTATCAGACTCGGTTCAAAATTACTATGTGAACGATGTCGAGCGTATGAGAATGACGTCGGTCGGTATAAGTATAGCCAAGATCGCAAATCCCAACGCGACGCTCGATGTCGCGGGCAACATTTACGCCTCGAACGCTCTTCAGACCACGAACATCTTTGTGAGCAATGGCCTTGGCGTGGGACCAGGGACCCTGGGAACAAATGTCGCCATATTCTCCAACTCGAGCGGTGGTTCCAATGTTTTTGGTATGGATTCGAACGCCACGGTCGTTATAGGTGTGCCTCCTTCATCAAATGTGAATTACGGAGCGGGATACCCCAATACGAGTAAAGCAGTTCTCGTACTCAACGGGGCTGGTTCAGCCACTTACCCGATAACTCTCTCGTTGCTTGGGCGTGATAGTGGTATAGATTTTGGGGGAGGTGGGCAGTCCGCTGCACAAATTCGAAACGCATATGCCGGTGGGGGTGCAGGATCCCTTTCTTTTTGGTTAAATAATTCAAATGGAGCAGATGGAAACATATCTGAAAAAGCACGTTTCACTCACACGGGTCTTTTCGGCGTCGGAACCTCGACGCCAGGTGCGACCATCCACGCAGTCGGTAACATCTATGCCTCGAACGCCCTTCAGACCACGAACCTCCTGGCGACCACGGCCAATATGGGAACCCTGAACGTGGCCACGATTTCGAACCTAAATTCACTGGTCCTATTGAACAATCTGTACGCCGCGAACTCGGTGACGACCACGAACATCTTTGCGACCACGGCCAACCTCACAACGGCAAACGCGACCATGATCCTCGCCACGACCGCCAATATCGTCACGGCCAACGCAACAACCATCTATGCAGCCAACTCCGTAACGACCACAAATCTCGTAACGGCCGGGTTCACGTCAAATTCAACAAATACAACATTTAATTTTGACACCATCACAATTCCGTTTATAAATTCAACAACTCTCAACGTAGCATCATTTGCGAATGTACAGACCCAGACTATTCAGGGTTTATCTGGACAAGCGTCTCTTATCGTCACGGGTAATATCTACGCCTCTAACGCACTTTCAACCGCAAACGCGTACCTGACGGGGACGCTGAACGTCCAGGGAACATCGAACTTGTCGGTCGCAAACATAGCAAACATCTATACGACCAATATCGTCGGGTTCGTCGGGTCTCAATGGACCGGCTCGACCGGATCTCCAATTTATTACGTCCCGCAGGTGGGTGTCGGAACGTCAGTGACGACGGCAAACCTGACAGTCACTGGTAACATTTACGCGTCAAACTCAATTCAGACTGGAAATTTGATTCTCGGAGGCGTGACGTCGGGAGGGTTTCTCCAGGCTCAGGGAACGGCGAACGTCGCGTCCGTCTCAACCATTCCCATAGGGTCCGGGGGTACGAATCAGACGAGCTACGGAACGACGGGTGGGGTCGTATATTACGACGGCACGCGTTTCCAGGCTGCTTCGGGTGTCAGAGCCAGTACAGCCACAACTCTCAATGTGACGACTGCAAACATCACGACCCTTCAGACAAACTCTTTCATTCCAGCCTCCTCTGGTCTCTTTATGAACTTGAACGCCTCATACACCTTGACGGCCGGGGCCAGTTGGACGGGAAGCATTGCAGGCACGATCACTTCGAATCTGTACACGCTCTTCGCTCCTATCCCTGGTATAACAGGGTGGGATGCGTACGGTTCAAGCGCTTTTGTGAACGCTCCGACGGCTAACGGAGGCATCAAATTCAACCAGCCTGGGCCATACATGATCACAGCTGTCATATCAGCCGATAATGATATCAAGACTATCGCTCTATCAAGCAACACAGCTGATGTTCACTCGAACGTCACGAACGTCTGGTCATACTGCTACAGGTTCGGTGTCGGTACGAACCCTTCAATTCCTGCTATAATTCCAGTCAATGTCACCGACACGACCAAGTATTACTATATAGACTACGAGACAACAAGTCAGACGGATACCATTCACCGTACCGCTTATACGAACACATCCGCAGAGGCGTATACGGGATCTTATGTCATCATTCGTCCAGTCTGATTTTCTCAGCTCCTACTAGAGATGTCGACCACGACATATTTTGGAGATGTCGTGACCACAGGAAATACGAATTTGGTTCAAAATTTGACGGCCCTTGGAGCCTATTCATATTTTGCATCAAATATCGTTGGCGGTCAAAATATAGGGACGGTCACAACGCCTTTTGGATTCCTTTACACATCGAGCGCCAATACAACCTCCATGAACGTTGGGTCGATTCAGGCACCTGCTGCGAATTTTGGAAACGTATTTTCATCAAACGCTTATCAAGGGGGTAACCTTTTTGCGGTCCGTGTTAATGTTTCGGGGACGTCGAACGTCACCAGTCTCGCCGTCGCATCGAACGTGGGTACAGGTGGCGCCAATCTAACCGTCCAAGGAAATGTGTACGTTTCGAACATTGTGACGACGACCAATCTGCTCATGACGGCGATGAACGTTGCGAGAATAACAAACGTTCAGTCTCTGTTTTCTCTTTCAAATATAGGAATTGGCGGGGCAAACCTAAACGTCACGGGGAACGCATGGATTTCCAACTCAATTCAGACTGTTAATTTATTTGCAACGACGATGAATGCAGGAACCATGAATACCGCGACTCTTTTTACGTCGAACATCGGAGTCGGGACCATCGCAGCCGGGAACGCCATGAGCGTCTCTGGAAACATTTTTGTTTCAAATTCACTCGCGACGACGAATATCAGAGCCGTTTCATCAAATACGGCAAACATTAACGCATCAACAATTAATTTGACATCTGTGGTGGTTACAGGAACTGCAAACGTTCCACAGACCATTAATACCTCTGTAATAAACGTCGTTTCAATTTATACAAATACTCTAGGAATCAACGGCCTACCGAGCGCGGGAGCGAGCCTTCAGGTATTCGGAAACGTGTTTGCGTCCAACACCTTATCTGGCGCCAACCTTACGGCGACCGGGACAATTTATTACAATGAGGACCTAACGAAACGATCTATCCATTTGACACCAACAGCTGCAAACGCTTCGGCGATTCAGTCCTGGATCTCATCGACGTGTAACGCATCCGACCAACCTTCGAGTTCGTGGTGGCCTACGTCTCAGTTGCCTGTATTCGGAAACGTCGTCACAGGGCCGGCTGGTGGTAGCGCATATTCTGGTGGCGTATACCTTCCAGACGGTCGCGTTCTTTTCGTCCCTTCGACCACATCAAATATAGGTATTTATAATCCTCAAAATTTTACATTTACACGCGTCTCTGGAGCTTCCCCTGGATACTCAGGGGGCGTCCTTTTACCCAACGGAAATGTCGTATTCGTTCCCCAAATTTTTAACGTCGGGGTGTTTAACCCGGTATCGTACAAGTTTTCAAATAGCGCGACGCTTTCCTCGAGTGCTTATAACGGCGTTCTGACCTCGAACGGCATAGCATTCACACCCTTGTCTGTAGGCGCCAACGCCGTCGCCATATACAACCCGACGACGGGGACGGCCGTGAACGTCCTGACCCGGGGAGGGCCGCTCAGTCCCGCGCCGGTATGGTCAGTCCCAACAACTAGCCTCAAATCACTCGACTCGGCATGTCTGTGGACCTCGGTCGCGTGGGCGGCGTACCTCGGGCTGTTCGTCGCGGTCGGCCGGAGTGGGGTGATCAACTTGGCCTATAGCTACGATGGTATAACGTGGGGGTCCGGGCTCCCCGACCTATTCGATCCGACAATTTCGTGGTATTCGGTCGCATGGAATTCTAATTTTGGATATTTTATAGCGATGGGTAGCGGTGGTACATCATATAACAGCGCGTGGAGTGACACCGGGACGCTTTGGCACTTGATGAACGTCGCCGGCGTCGGCGGCTCCAACCCATGGTACATCGCGGCGAGCCCCGACGCCCCTTCTTGGGTGGCGGTGGGTCAGAATGGAAACGCCGTATGGACGGACGACCCGCAAGCATTCTACTGGAACACCCCCACTTATAACAATTTCTTCGCAAGAGGAACTTGGCTCGCGGTGGCTTATGGTAATAGCCAGTTCGTCGCGGTCGGGACCGCTAGTCTGGACACCGCCGGCAATCCTTGTGGGAGTATGGTCAGTGATTCCATCGGGGGCTCATGGACCGCAACGACATTACAAATTGATGTTGAAGTTATAGCATGGAATGCCGTGGCGTACTCGCCGAGTCTAGGCGTTTGGGTCGCGGTTTCGAGCGCCGTTTCTGCCACTTACAGATCGGCCTGGAGTTCTGACGGGTCCTTCTGGAATATCCCGACGACATCAATCAAATCGGTCGACTCGGCGTGTAGATGGAACAGCGTCACGTGGTCACCGGAGCAAGCCATTTTCGTCGCGGTTGGGTCGTCGGGGACGCTCAATTCGGCGTACAGTCCCGACGGCCAGAATTGGTACGCTTACTCTTCGATCAAATCGGCCGATTCAGCGGTCGTGTGGAATGGTATAAACTGGTCCCCGAGTCTCAGTCTCTTCGCCGCGGTCGGTAGCGGCGGTACTTACAATTCGGCTTATGCTTACTACCCGACCTATTCTTACCCGGTTAAATCTGGTTCGGTCCTTTTGCCCTCCGGTAACATCCTGTTTAACGGCCAAACGGGAACGTCCAATATGATTCTTTTCGATCCGGTATCGCTTTCCCAGTCGAACATAGTGGTCGGTACGAGCGCCTACTCAGGTCTCGTGCTAGCGCCGAATGGCAATGTGGTTGCGGTCCCATACGTTTCGAACGCGTGCGTCATCAATCCATCGACGGGCACGAGTACTAACGTGGTGACAGGCGGAGGGTTTAGCGGTGGCGTTCTTCTAGCTTCCGGAAACGTCATATTTGTTCCTTTAACATCATCAAATGTCGGAATGCTTGACCCAGTCGCCTTGACGTATTCAAATTCTTCACAGAGTACAGGATTTTCTGGGGGGACACTTCTGCCAAGTGGTCAAGTGGTTTTCACTCCTTCAACATCCACCAACGTCGGGGTCCTCGACACATTCACACCAGCACCACAAGAGTTTTGTTTGAGTCCGTACTTTAACAAGTTTTGAGGAGCGAAAGTCCCTACGGGCCTGACGGGAAACAAATGTTTCCCCTTACTAGAGATGCCTGTCATCACCAACTTTGGTGATTCGAACACGGTCGGCAACACGACCCTTCAGCAGAATCTCACTGTCCAAGGAGCGTTTTCACAATTTTATGGAAATATTTATGCAAGTTCTTCGAGTGTTGGAATAGGTAACGTCGCAACACCGTTCGGAAATGTATTCACCGTTTCCGCAAATATTACAACCGTTAATACAGCTTCCCTTATTTCTCAAAACAATTTCCAGGTCCTGGGGAACATTGTATCAGCAAATGGACTCACGACCACGAACGTTTTTGCGACGAGTTCGAACATTTCAGGGCTCCTTAACACCTTTTCACTGGTTATCACATCGAACGTTGGAATAGGGACGGCGCCAACAGGAAACGCCCTGACCGTCCAGGGAAACGTCTATGTCTCGAATACCGTCACAACCACCAATGTGGCGGTGTCTTTGGCGAACGTCTCTGGAACTACAAATACCCAGAGTCTGATAGCAACTTCAAATATAGGTATAGGCACCGCACCTTTTGGAAACGCCTTGAGCGTTCAAGGAAACGTCTATGTGTCCAACTCAATTTTAACAACAACTATAACGAGTTTGAATTTAGCAAATATAAATACAATAGCAAACGTGACGACGCTCATAGCGACGGCGAACATAGGTGTCGGCACCGCACCTTTTGGAAACGCCTTGAGCATCCAGGGAAACTTGTGGGTCTCGAACGCCCTCACGACGACGAACATCCAAGCGACGCTCATGAACGTCACGACGATGAACGTCATCACAGCGAACGTCACGTCACTCAACACTGCCACGTTCGCCTTTTCGACTCTCAACGCCACGACCATCAACACGATATCAATTTACGGCCAAAATGGTTCGATCGGTGTTGGAACCTCGACAAATCCGACGACAACTCTCCAGGTTCAGGGCAACGTGTACGCCTCGAACGGGTTTCAGGGTTCCAACTTATTACTCACAGGAACCATTTACTATAACGAAGACCTGTTCAAGCGCGGGCCGTATCTTCTGCCGACCCCCTCGAATGCCTCAACGATCCAGGCATGGATCTCAGCGACGTGTAACGCAGCTTCACAGCCGACCAAGTCGTGGTGGGCGACCTCACCGACGCCCGTGTATGGAAACGTGGCGACGGGGCCTACGAGCGGCGGAAACAACTATCAAGGAAGTGTTTTATTACCAGATGGCAGGGTACTATTCTGTCCGGGAGCAGCAAGTAATGTTGGTATCTATAACCCGGCAACTGGTCTTTTTTCAACAGTTGTACCATTGGGTACTAAAGTCCCTGTAAATTCGTTTAGTACTCCTGTTCTTTTACCAACGGGGAATGTTATATTCACACCCATAAACTCCACGACAAATATAGCAACGTATAACCCTTTGACTCTCACTCTTTCAAACTCGTATCTCCCAGGTACAAGTTTCTATGGAGCGGTGTTGGACCCGACGGGTAACGTTGCTATGATGCCCTTCGCTACAAATTCTAACGTAGGAACGTATAACCCAGTACTTAACACGTACTCGAATATAGTCAGGGTTGGTAATGATGGAACTATAAGTGGCGCTGTTCTTTTACCAAATGGAAATGTGGTTGGTGTACCAGCCACAAACTCGAACATTATTCAGTACAATCCATTAACGAATCCACCAACCGTATCTAATTCAGTGGCTGTAGGAGCTTCAGGAACGGCCAAGTTTTTAGGAGGTGTTTTAGCCCCGAACGGGAACGTTATTATGGTTGCATTTTCAGGAACAGCAACATCAAACATAGGTGTGTTTAATCCCACTACTTTGGCATACTCAAACGTGATTACATATACAGGGACTAACGCATTTCCGGGTGGCGCCTTGTTACCAAATGGTAACGTCATCATGGCGCCTTTCAATTCTTCAAATATTGGTATGTTTGACCCCATAGCTCTTCAATACTCGAATTCTGCACCAGTGGGAATTTCGTCTGGATTCGCAGGAGCTACGCTTTTGCCAAGTGGCCAAGTAGTGTTTGTACCTTACAATTCAGCAAACGTCGGCGTACTCAATACGATGGTTCCAGCTCCAAAAGAGTTTTGTTTGAGTCCTTATTTTAACAAGTACTAGAGACCAAGAGCGGGAGTCCGTAGGACTCCCTTGTGATCCCTCCCCCAAATAAATATAGCAAATCAGTAGGATGTCGGTCCGCCGAGTATTTGGGGACATGACCGTACAGGGAAACACAAATTTGTTTCAAAATTTGACCGTTCAAGGGACCACAACGACTTTATATGGAAATATCGTCGTCGCTGGCTCTTCAACGATCGGAAATGTCTCTGTTCCTTTTGGGAACGTCTTTTCAGTTGCGGCGAATGTGACATCCGCCAATACACAGAGTCTTTTTGTGGGTTCATTCCAGACCCCCAACCTCGCCGCCTCAAACGCCCTCACAGCCACGAACGTCTTTGCGACGAGTTCGAACATCTCGGGGGTCGTCAATACCTTTTCACTCGTTGTTGTTTCGAACATAGGAATATGCACTAGGCCAACCGGAAACGCACTTGAAATATCAGGAAACTTTTTCGCGTCCAATGCTTTGACAACTACAAATTTGTTTGTAAATTCGTCAAACATAGGCTCCTTGAACGCATCAACCCTCAATTTTGTTTCAAATTTAGGGGTGGGTACGAGTCCGACGGGTAACGCGTTAGATGTCTCAGGGAACGTGTTCATATCGAACAGTCTCACAACCACAAACGTCTATGTGACGACTCTGAACGTTATAGGGACCACGAACGTTTTTTCAATTTTTATCCAAAATTCAATAGGTCTCTCGGGTGCCAATGTAAATGTCACTGGGAACTTATGGGTATCCAACGCCCTTTCGACGACCAATGTAATAGCGTCCCTGGCCATGAACTTGGTGAGTGCTAATATTTCAACCCTAAATGTGGCGTATTTGAATACTGTTACACCGACTTGCACAACTATAAATGCAACGACGCTCAACGTCACGTCAATTTACGGACAGACGGGTCCTGTAGGTATCAACACGTCGACAAACTTGGGTGCGACACTCCAGATTCAGGGAAATGTATCCGCTTCGAACGGTCTTGAAAGCGGGAACTTCACGACGACGGGAACACTCACGTATAACGAAGACCTGTTCAAGCGCGGGCCGTACCTTTTACCCTCCGTGGCCAACTCCACGACCATTCAGGGTTGGATCTCAGCGACGTGTAATACCTCGTCCCAACCGACCAAGGCGTGGTGGGCCGTTTCACCAAAACCCGTCTATGGAAACGTCGCAGTTGGGCCAAAAGGATCATCCGATTATGGTAGTTCAGTTCTTTTGCCAGACGGTCGCGTCCTTTTCGTTCCTCAAAACGCCTCTAACGTTGGCTTCTATAACCCAGCGACCGGACTCTTTTCTTCAGTCAGGGTTTCTGGAATTACAACCCAGACCAACAAGTTCCGAAGCGCTGTTCTCGTTCCGAATGGAAATGTCGTTTTTGTTCCATGGAACAATTCAAACGTCGGTCTTTTCAACCCTGTGACGTACGCATACTCGAATATACAGGTTGGTGCGGCTGCAGCCGGGGGAGGGTTCAGATTTCAGGGGGCGGTCCTAGGGCCGACGGGGAACGTCATCATGGTTCCTCGTGATTCGGCAAATATCGGTGTGTTCAACCCGACGACCCTCACGATGACGAACGTCGGGCCGATTGCAGGCCAAGGTCTTTCGCTCTTTGGTTCAGGGACTTTGTTACCTAACGGAAACGTCGTTATGAGCCCGCTTTCAACAGGTGCGAATATAGGAATGTACAACACATATTCACTTTCAGCTTCTGGATTTACAAACGTTGGACCCATCGCATCATCAGGGACGTGGGAATCCGCTACGCTCGCCCCAAACGGGAACGTCATTTTCCCACCAGCATCTTCAACGAACGTCGTCGTGTATAACCCAACCTTTGTTTCAAATCCTATAGCTGCAGGCGGTTTTTCGAACGTTCCTATAAATTTTGGGACTATAGGCGCTGGTAACTATTTCCAGGGTTCGACTTTACTCCCGTCCGGGAACGTCATTTTTGCTCCCGCAGACTCCTCAAACGTGGGGATGTTTGATCCACGCGCTTTAGCCTATTCAAACTGCGCCGCAGTTTCTCCTTTAGTGGCTAAATTTTTCGGGTGTTCCCTCGTGCCGTCAGGTCAGGTGGTGTTTGTACCGTCTGCATCCGAAAACGTCGGCGTTCTGAATACGATGATCCCAGCGCCTCGTGAGTTTTGTCTCAGTCCGTACTTTAACAAGTTCTGAGGACCTGCAGGGCTTTTGGTCTAAATAAGTTCTCAATACTTTATAGAAATGTCCGGTGTAACGCAGACGGTATATACCAATCAGAATCTGACGGATGCGACGTACGTCGGAACTTCGGGGACGGTTACAGGGCCTTTTCAACCCGTAGCAGGTGTCTCGAACGTCCAGACCTTCAGCACGGCCGGAACCTTCCCCGCAGGTCCTACGGGGTGGCAGAAACCGGCATTTGGAACTTGGGCGCGGGTCGAAGTATGGGGGGGCGGGGGGGGAGGGGGTGCCTCGGGGCCCAGCGGCGGCGGCACCGGCGGTGGGGGAGGGGGTGGGGGTTTTAACTACGTTGTTTTACCTTTGAGTCAATTTAATCCTCAGGTCCAGGTTATTGTAGGTGCGGGTGGTGCTGGTGGTGTTTCCCCGTTCGGAACCGCCAGCGCGGGTGGTAACTCTTCAATCGGGCCAATAGGGCCACCTGGCGCGACTATTACTGGATATGGTGGAACCTTGGGAGTCTCGCAGCCCGCAGGGCAGGGAGCGGGAGGCGGCGCTGGCGGGATGGCGGGTGCTGGAGGTCCGGGTGTCACGGCGGGTGCACAAGCGGGAGGAACTGGCGGACCCTCACCTCTAATCAACGGAACGATCTTCGGAGGTGGGGGTGGCTCGGTGGGTCAGGGCCCCGTAGGTGGCACATCCGTTTATGGAGGAGGAGGAGGAGGTGGTGGCACCAATCTGCCTACCGTCGGTCCTGCTGGAACTTCTGTTTTTGGAGGGGCGGGAGGCCAAGGTGGCGCTCAGTCGGCGTCTGTGCCCCTCTTTGCTCAACCTGGCGTACAACCAGGTGGGGGAGGTGGGGGAGGCGGCAGAAGCTCCGGTCAGAATGGCGGCGCAGGTGGTGCGGGTCAGGTCCGCGTCTTTGTTTTCTAAGGCTAAAGTAGAATGGCCGAGACGTATTATTATCCAGCATCGACGACGCTCAATGCAACATCATTTACAGGAATCAGTCAGATTCCTGGTACCATAGGCACCATCAGTGCAAACGTCCAGGTGTTCACGAGTCCAGGAACATGGACGAAACCTCCTCAGTCCAATATAGTCGTCATCGAGTGTTGGGGGGGTGGCGGAGGAGGCGGTCCTACGCCCGGCGGCGGCGGCGGCGGTGGTGCGTACGTTCAGCGATGGCTTCCAGGACCATTAGCACCTGGACCGCAAACCGTGACTGTAGGTGCACAGGCGGCGGCGGCATCGGCCGGAAATCCATCGAGCGTCGGGACGCTCTGCGTCGCTTATGGAGGAAAAGTAGGTGCGGCCGGTCCTGGAGGCGCCGGAGGTGCGATGGACTCGGGTGGAACCCAAGCTTTTGGTGCGGCCGGAGCAGGACCGGCGGGCGCGGGTGGCAACGCCAACTTTTACGGCGGCGGCGGCGGCGGAGGCTCCGGCGCGGGAGCGGCGCCTGGTGGCGCGGGTGGTTCAAGCGTATGGGGTGGCGGAGGAGGCGGCGGTGCGTCGTCGACTGCAGGCGGGGCGGCGGGTACATCCGTTTTTGGAGGAGCTGGAGGGATTGGGGGGACGGCAACGACGGGTGGCGCGGGTCAAATACCTGGCGGGGGTGGCGGCGGCGGTGGTCCCCCCTTAGGGGTGGGAGGCGCCGGTGCAGCTGGATACGTCCGAATAACTTCTTTTTAGGTAGTAGAGCATGTCTGAAACTGTAGACTATAAGGCGGCGACTATTTCAGGCGCCATCTTTTCAGGAGTTGGCACTGGACTCACTGGACCTTCTTCTGTTCAGTCCAACGTACAGACGTTCCAGGGTCCAGGGACTCCCGTCGCGGCCGGTGGAACTTTCACGTGGGTCAAACCCCAGGCAGGTTCGCAAGTTCTCGTCGAGTGTTGGGGAGGGGGTGGTGGGGGGAATGGGCCCAGTGGCGGCGGCGGCGGCGGATACACGTCAACCATATTGCCTTTTTCGTCGGTATCGGCAACCGTGGCCGTTTCAGTCGGGGCTGGTGGCACGACCGCCACCGGTGGTGGGATTGCGGGCAATGGTGGTAATTCTACGTTCGGCCCGTATGGAACTGGAACTATTACTGGATATGGTGGAGGTGGCGCGATAGCACCCGGCACCAGTGGGGCTGGGGGTGGCATGGCGAGTGCTGGGACTGATGTGGCTGGCCTTCAGGGAGGCGGCGCTCGCGGCGGCGGAAATGGCGTCATTTATGGCGGGGGAGGTGGTACGCAGTCCACAATCGCAGGATCATCAGTATATGGAGGTGGGGGAGGTTGCGGAACTGGAACCGCCCCCACGGCGGGGCCCTCTATTTTTGGAGGTTTCGGTGGAGCTGGGCCCACACCTGGTGTGATACCTGGAGGGGCGGGAGGGGGCATTGGAGCGGCCGCATCAGGACGAATCCGCGTCACCGTCTTTTAAAGCTTTGAATCTTAAAATATCTAATGCGAGGACTGTATAAAGTCCTCCGTGGTCTGATCGACCCGGCCGAGGCGGCCAAGATTGCCGATCGCATCCGAAACGAGCCCGAGGGGAAACCCGATCCGCAAGTTCCGAATAGCGCTGCGCACTACGGTCTGCCCGTATGCAACACCCTTCTAGGTCTTTTGTGTGAGAAGGTTTCCGAAGCGGCAGGAAAGAAGCTCAAGCCTACGTACTCGTACTGCCGTGTGTATCGCAAGGGGAACACGTTGGCGCCTCATAAGGATCGGCCATCATGCGAATACTCCGTGACCCTGAACCTCTCCCAAACGCACAAATGGCCGATCTATATGGGGCCGAGATCTGTGGATTTGCAGGCGGGTGATGGGTGTCTGTACCGCGGGTGCGACATCGAACACAGCCGCAAAGAGTTCAAGGGCGACGAGTACATTCAGGTGTTCCTGCACTATGTGGATGCCGAGGGACCTTACCGCGACTATGTGCATGACTTTCAGACCAAGCCCGAGTCGCATTCTACGAATGCTCCTCTCCAATTCATATTCGCCCGTCTCAACCCGAACCTCATCAAGTACTACCGGTTCTCGAACGCTTTTACGGTCGATGAGTGCACCGCTCTTCGCAAGGCGAACTTTGATCTGGCCCCAGGGCTTACGGAGGATGGGAAGAACTCGGAGGTTCGCAAGAGCCAAATCTTCTGGGTCCCGAAAACGACGTATTGGGAGGCGGTCTATCAGAAGATTATGAATTTTGTGGGTCAATGCAACAAGGAGTTTTTCAATTTTGACATCACGAGCCTTCAGGAAAATCTGCAATATACGGAGTACGACGAGTCTTACCAGGGTCGGTACGATTGGCACTTTGATGTGGGTGAGGGACCTCTCAATTGTGGTCGAAAATTGAGCATCTCCATCCAGCTTTCAGATCCGAGTGAATACGAAGGGGGTGAGCTTCAGTTTTCACTGGACGGTGACCGAACGGTCGTTGCTGAAAAGGAGCAGGGAACCATGGTCATCTTCCCGAGTTATCTGCGTCATCGGGTGACACCCGTCACAAAGGGTACTAGGCGCTCTTTGGTCACGTGGATCACCGGACCTCCATTTCGATGATTTGGATCTTATTTAATTTACAATTATCCTTGATCAATTTTGAAAATGAATTGATGTCACCCATCTCATGAGACTCAATTTCTTTGAATTTAAAACCAAAATTGAAATTTTCTCTTTGATGATGAGCCAATATGCATCGACCATCAGGTTTCAGGTGGGTCTTGATGGCCTTCACGAGTGCTGAAAGGTCCATGGCCGGATAAGTCAGATCACTTCCTATGACGATATCCCAATTTTCCCCTAAATTAGTTCCCCATTGAAACCACCGAGGCTCGACCATCCCCTCGAGTCCATTTTCTTTTATATTTAATTTTATATTTTCAATATTAAAATCTATAAAATCTGTGAGGGTCACGTGTTCGGCGCCAAGTTTAGCTGCATAGAGTCCCACGATCCCCGTGCCCGACCCGAGTTCCAGAACCCGCTTACCCTTCACGAGTTCTGGATTTCGTTTCAAAAATTCACACATGACAAGGCTTGCTGGCCAAACATATTCCCCATAAAATTCGTTACCCGTCGGTCTTTCTTCTATGACCAAGTCATCCACCGTGAATTTCATTAGTTAAAAATATCCCATAATCTTAAAGTAAAATGTCATTGATGGCTCTTGCTGATTCTCAGACCCTCGATGTCTATTATTACTATTACACGTCTGGTGGAATTCCGAACGACGTGAATGACCACTGTGTTCGCGTACCCGTTCCGGATGGCGTGGATTACACGTGCTCCAAGGCGGTCAAGGCGGGTGACGGGTCCATCAGTATAGTGACCGATCCCGTAAAGGTGGCGGACAAGCAGTGGGCGCATGTTCGTGCTCAGCGTGACGAGATGCTTCGCTCATCGGATTGGACCCAGCTTCCCGATGCCCCCGTCACCGACCGAACTCCGTGGATGACGTACCGCTCTTTGCTTCGTCAGGTTCCTGAAACTCAAACGGATCCTTTCAATATCACGTGGCCTACGCCGCCTTCTTAAATTCCCAACCTAAATTAGAATGAACTATACTGGTTCGAGTGCCTCAGAGCGTCTCATATTCGTCGATGCTGCGAACCGTGACGTGTCTCTGTACCCTACCGGTTCTTCGTACACGCTCCACTTGACCCGACCGATACGAAACGTCGAGCGGGTCGATTTGGTCTCGGCTCGCGTTCCCAACACCATGTACAACCTTACAAACGGTTCGAACGTCTTTCAAATAAACGGAACGTCAAACGTCTCCTTGAACGAGGGGTTCTATGGCGCGTATACGTTGGCCCAGGCCGTCACATCGAACGCCATCGTCACGCTCGACTATCTTCCTCAGGAGGGTCACTTTGTTTTTTCAGCAGCTGGCTCATTTACACTCAAAATTCATTCAGAAGAATTTGCGATGATGGTCGGGTTGACAAAGGGGACGACTTATACGGCCGGGACCGCAGGACCTACCGACCCAGCCTATTCCGGGAAGTACATTGTACGTAGTACAACTCTCGTTGATTTTTCTTTGAATGAATACATTTACCTAGACATTGACGAGCTCCGGACACCATTCAACGTGGATACTGGAGCGCTTCAGGGGACGTCGGGAACAATTTCAGGTTCAAATGCGAACCGGTCGTTTGCACCCATCATCATGGATGTCGGATCCGCCTGTATCAAGAATTTTCATGAAAATAAGGATTAC